TTGCCAAGCGCGGGCGTGGTTGATTGTCGTTACTGTCAATCATCCGCCCTAACAGCATGAAGCCAACTGTGACTGCCGTAGGGCGCATCCTCAAGCCAAAGCACGGTGAACCTCAAGTTCACCACGTTATTGCCATCCATGCTGATGGCACCGTGTCCACCCGCATCAGGCGCGTTCTTAAGCCGGAAAGCAATACAAGGCTCTACTGATCATCACCGCTACTAGGCAGCGGCGGCAGGCTCCGTAGACCGCATAGTCTGATCGTGGTATGGCTAATTACGCCACGCCATGGCATGATGCATTTGTCGCCGCAAGGCGGTTCTGGTCAGGTGTGGTCAGGTCAGGCAAGCCAAGGTGCGGCGAGGCCCGGTCCGGCGATGCTAAGTACGGCATAGCGAGGGGGTTTACGCTCCCTCGCTTCGCCATGTCAACCAGGAAAACTATTGGAAAAGTCGGCTAGATGTATTCCTTCAGTGCTGGTCTAGGCCGCTCCATTGGCCACGAATCCAACATCCTCGATCTGCGTGTTCAGGATCCTGGCCTTGCCTGGAGGCGCCAGCAGCCCCGTTGGGAACTCATCAATGCCCTAACCGGCGGCACCTATCGGATGCACGCAGAAGGCAAACGCTGGCTACCGCAGGAACCGAGAGAATCCGACGAGTCGTATCAGGTCAGGCTGAGCACTTCCATCTGTCCGCCTTACTTTCAAAGGATGGAAGCAATGCTGGCCGGGATGATCACCCGTAAGCCGATCCGTCTGGATGCGGTGCCAGACGTGATCACCGAGCATCTGTATGACGTGGATCTGCAGGCCAATGATCTGCAGGTCTGGGCTTATCACTTCTGTCGTCTGGTCATTCGATTTGGCCATGCCGGTGTGCTTGTCGATTACGGTCGCGGCGAGGATGGCCAGCAGACTGACCGGCCTTACTGGCTGACCTATCAACCATCGGACATCTTGGATTTCCGCACTGATCTGCGGAACGGCACTCAAGAGTTCACGATGCTCCGGCTGTACGAGCGCCTAGAGCTGCCTTACGGGGAGTTCGGCGTTGAGACTGTTGAACAGGTCCGTGTCCTAGAGCCAGGCAGCTTCCGCCTGTTCCGCAAACAGCCGAGCAAGGGCGGTGATTGGACTGAAATTGACAACGGCCAAACCAGTCTCGATTACATCCCCTTTGCCGTGGCCTATGCCAACAGGGTCGGCCTGTTGGAGTCTGCCCCGCCGCTGGAGGAGATCGCCTGGCTGAACCTCAAGGCGTACCGCTGCGACAGCGATCAATCCAACCTGCTCCACATCTCTGCCACCCCTAGACAGTTCCTATACGGGGTGCCTGCAGAGCTAGACGAGATCGAGGCAGGGCCGGAGTCGGCCATTGCCCTGCCGCAGGATGCACGGGTCGAATTTGTCGAGCCTGCTGGCCAGAGCTTCCAGGCCCGCTTCCAGCAGCTGGAAAAGATCGAACAGCAGATCAACCAGCTAGGGCTAGCGGCGATCATCGGGCAGAAGATGGCCGCAGAAACCGCCACCGCTAAATCCATTGACCGCAGCCAGGGCGATTCGGCCCTGATGAACGTGGCGTTGCAGCTGCAGGATCTGATCGACAACTGCCTCAAGTTCCATGCGGACTACCTGGGCATTGGCGAGCCTGGCAGCAGCATGGTGAATACGGACTTCGTAAGCCAGCGGCTGGAGCCTGCGCAGATGGCCGAGCTGGTCAAGCTGTGGAGTCTCGGTGGCATCACGCTGGAAACCTTGCTGATCCAGCTGGCCGATGGGGAGATCTTCGTGGACGACTTTGATGTAGACGCTGAGGTCGAGGCGACCAATGCGCTGCGGGAGGCTCGGATGCAGGAGCAGGAGGCCATGCTGTCGGCCAACATGAATGGGCAGCAGCAGCAACCGCAGGAGCAGCCTGAGGAACCCGCAGAGCAGCCTGTGGAGCAGCCGGAAAGCTAGAGCAAGGTTGATTCCCCTGCCGTGGCTCGTAAATACAACCGTGACAAGAATGGGCGGTTTGCCGGTAAAGGTGGTGTTACCTACGGCAATCGGGGTGACCGTGATTCAGACGACCGCTATTTCAAGCGCGAAACCAAGAAGCTGAACGCAGAATCAAAGTCTCTCAAGGCTCAAAAGGCAAAACTGGAAAGCAAGCGACCTTCTGCAAAGGTGGCCAAGGCAACGGCTGGCCTGAAAGCTGCTCGGGCCAAGAAGGCTGAAGCAACGGCCAAGATCAGCGCCAGCAAGCAGCGCATGGCTGAGCTGCAAAAGCAGCTTGATGCCAGCAAGGCCAGGCTTGGTGGTCAATCAGCTACCAAGCGTGGTGCAAGGCGTCGGTAGCACTAGCGAGGCAACCTAGTGAGCAACCCTGCCCTGTGGGCATGTCAGAAGAACAAGCAACGGCTCCTGTGGAGTCCAATGCAACCGACGATTCCATCAACACTGAACTCGAAGCCCTACGCCGCAAAAACAAGGAACTCCTAGACGAGGCCAAGCGGGCCAAGGCCAAGGTCCGTGACATCCCCGATGATGTCAACATCCAAGAGCTGCTCGACTTCAAGCGCAAGACTGAGCAAGCAGAAGCCGAGCGCAAGGGCAAATACGAGGATGCCCTCAAGGTCTACGAACAGCAGTTCCGTGACCGGGAAGCCAAGTATCAAGAGCAGATCACTGCCCTGGAGCAGGAGGTCAGGATGCTCAAGCTGGATTCCCGTGTCGTCTCCAAGCTGGCTGACCAAGTGCACGACCCTGAAGCAGTGCTGCGCCTGGAAGGCGACAAGCTGACCCTCAATGAGGCCGGTGAACCCGTCATCAAGGATGGCTACACCGAAGTGCCCCTTGATCAATGGGTGGCCGATCTGCAGCAGCGCAGGCCGTACCTGTTCAAGCAGGCGGCCAAACCCGTTGGCACCGGAGCACCCATTGCCACACGCTCCACTGCTGGCATCCCCGCTGGCTTGAAAAACCCCTTCAGCAAGGAACACTTCAACCTCACCGAACAGGGCCGACTGTTCAAGACCAATCCTGAACTTTATGCACAGTTGAAAGCAGAGGCAAAGCGGTAAGCTATTGCCAAAGCGGAAGGCTGTGCTTTCCCTGTCGGCTTGTGGCCACAACAACCCTTCATTAAGGCTTCGCTATGGCAACCCTGCGATCCGATGTGATCGTTCCCGAGGTTTTTAGCGCCTACGTTGATGAAGCCGTGACCACCCGGTCGGCTTTCATCAATTCGGGCGTCATCCAGCCTCTGGACATCCTCAATGCCACCGAGGGTGGCGACTATGTCAACGTCCCCAGCTGGTCCGCCAATCTGTCCGGTGACGTGGAGATCCTCTCGGATTCCACCAGCCTGACGCCTGGCAAAATCGGCGCTGAAAAACAAATCTGCCCTGTCCTGCACCGTGGCCGTGCATGGGAAGTCCGCACCCTGGCTGCTCTGGCCGCTGGTGATGACCCCATGGCTGCCATTGGCCGCAAGGTGGCCGACTACATCAGCCACCAGCAGCAGAAGGACATCTTTGCCATCCTGGCTGGCATCTTCGGCCCTCTGACCTCCAACACCACTGGTGTGCTGAAGGATCTGGCCATTGATTCCAATGCCACTGCTGCACCGCTGAGCCCCTCCAAGGTGGCTCGCGCTCGCGCTGCACTGGGCGACCAGGGCGAGAAGCTGAGCGTCATTGCGATGCACAGCAAGTGCTACTACGACCTGGTGGAGCGCAAGGCCATCGACTACGTGACGGCAGCAGAGCTGGGGATCACCCCGGATACTGCACAGCCTGATGCGTTCGCTGGCAGCGTGGCTGGTGCCTATGCACCGGACGTGAACGTCCCCTTCTACATGGGGATGCGGGTCATCGTCTCCGATGACGTGAACAACGATGGCACTAACTATGCCAGCTACCTGTTCACTCCCGGCGCCATGGCCTCCGGTAGCCAGTCCGGTCTGGTCACTGAGACTGATCGTGACATCCTCGCCCTGAGCGATGCCATGAGCGTCCACTGGCACAACCTCTACCACCCGCTCGGTGTGTCCTACACCTCTGGTGGCGTCAACCCCAACCGCACCGTGCTCACCACTGTCGGTAACTGGACGCAGGTCTACGAGACCAAGAATCTCGGGATCGTGTCCATCGTCTCCAACCCGAGCATCTGAGGTAGCTAACGATGGCATCCATCTTTGAGCTGGAATCCCCCAGCTTTGGCCGGTCTTCTACCGGTAAGGCCCTGGTCGCTGCTAGCAACACCGCTGGCACCAGCCTGACTGCTGCACAGTCGGTTGGCGCGATCATCACCGCTACCCCCACGGGTAACCGCTCCATCACCACT